AATCATAATGCGTATGTCTATAACTCTGGCGGGGCAGATAACAATTCTACTCGTCTGATTCAGAAGGGTTCTGGTAATAAAGATGCAGATGTTTTTTGGTATGCAGACGATGGTGATCTTACTTTAACGCAGCAAGGTAATGGAGCTCATACATCAAACATAAAATTCTATACCGATGATTACGATGTCACAGTAGTTCAGAAAGGAGCTACTAATAAGTCATACAGTGCAACTTTTAACTGCAGTAGTAACTGTAATAAAACAATCTCGATTACACAACAATGAAAATATTAATTGCTTGCGAAACGAGCGGAGTAGTGCGCGAAGCATTTCGTATCCGAGGTCATGACGTAACATCGTGTGATTTACTATATTCGGACGACGACAGCCTACACCACATAGTAGGTGATTGCCGAGAAGTAATCGCTGCGGATGAATGGGACTTAATCATAATGCATCCGCCATGTACCGCGTTGTCGGTATCTGGTAATCGATGGTATGGTCGGGATATGCCGAAACATCAACAACGGCTTGATGCAATCCGATGGACTATGGGCTTGTGGGCATTAGCGCAGAAACACAGCACACGAGTGTGTATGGAAAATCCTGTTGGCGTTTTGCCGCTGAAACCGACACAGTATGTGCAGCCATGGCAATTTGGACATGGCGAAAGCAAAAAGACAGGCCTCTGGCTGCACGGCTTACCCGCGCTCGAATCGACGACGATACTACCTATTCCGTCTAGTGGTCGTTGGGATAATCAAACGCCAAGCGGACAAAATAAGTTAGGGCCGTCACCTGATCGGTGGAAAATCCGAAGCAAAACATATGACGGAATCGCTCAAGCAATGGTCGGTCAGTGGGGATAATGAATAAGTGGCTGATTGGGTTAATTACCACAGTACTATTATCCCTCCCACTCATATTCAATTGGAGTGCGCTAGAGGTACTTAGATTAAAGACTTTTGACGTTCTTGTACCCAAACAAACTCCCAGCGGCCACTTTGTAATACTAGATATTACTGAAGCAGATATAGAACGAGAGGGCGGGTGGCCTTTTCCCAGGCACACGTTAGCTTCTATACAAACTGATTTAATCGACCGTGGAGCGTTAGGCGTGGGTTGGGTCATCATGTTTCCCCAAGCAGACCGCTTCGATGGAGATGATGCATTCGCTAAAAGTCTCGCCCGCGGCACTAATGTACTGGCAGTCCCTGAGTATGAAAATAGGATTTATCCTTCAACGGATGGGACCGTAGTCCTTGGGGACGATCCTGTGCATACAATTGCAATATACGGGCACTTAGCGAATGTAAGCCCCCTAGAACAAGCAGCTTTGCAAGGGTTGGTTTCCGTTCGGACTGATGTGGACAATCTGGTACGACGAGCTCCCTTGGTAATGAAAACGCCCGAAGGTTGGGTAGCATCTTTTGCCACACAGGTGTTGAAGGTGCTTACTGGAGAAGGAACATATCAGATCAAGACTTACAAAAGTGGGATCCAGGCAGTACGTATTCCAGCTTTAGGGCCCATAGCTACAGATACGTACGGTCGAAAGTGGATTTCTTGGATTGATACTCCTACCACTACATTACAAGAGCCCCTGGTCGACGGTAAGTTTGTCTTTGTGGGTGTTTCAGCAGCCGGGGTTATGCCTCAAGTAGCCACGCCTCACGGTCTATTGAACCCGCATTACATACAAGCTGCCCTGGCAGAAAGTCTGCTTTTACCTAATAGCCCCCAGATTCCAGCGGATAGGCTAGCTTACGAGCTACTCATTTTGCTTCTTGTCTGTACATTAGCTCTTCTTTTAGGACGTAAATGTACGTATGCGTACATGGCCCTTGGAGCGGCCGCGCTCCTTGTAAGCATAGGTGGGTTAGAGTGGTATTTTGTAGTAAAACAATCTCTTCTCATTGATACCACATATAGTTTGATCGCTTTATTAGTAATAGTGGGGGAGCAGTTTTGGCTCAATTTCAGAGAACAATCACTCTTACGCCAGCAGATTAAGAAACAATTTGAACACTATCTGGATCCCAAGCAAGTAAAGCGGCTTCAAGACGATCCTGCATTACTGCACCTGGGAGGAGAAACACGTACGTGTACGTATTTGTTTACAGATTTACGTGGATTTACTTCGATGTCTGAGAAGATGAGCCCTCAAGAAGTAACAGAGATAATGAATGCAACATTATCAGTTCAAGTGATTGCGGTTCAGAAGTATGGGGGGATGGTCGATAAATTTATCGGGGATGCATGTATGGCAATATTCAATGCTCCTCTTGATTTGGAAGACCATCAAACTCGAGCAATAGAGTGCGCGGTTGAAATACAACGAGGTATTCAAAACCTAAACACAACGTTGCCAGTCCCTGTAGCTATTGGAGTTGGGCTAAACACGGGACCCGCGGTTATAGGGAACATGGGTTCAAATACGCGCTTTGATTTTAGTGCTATAGGAAATGCTGTTAATGAGGCTGCGCGTTATGAAAGCGCCACAAAAGAGGTCGGGGTAGATATCTTAATTGGAGAAAGCACGGCCAAGGCTTCACGTATAGAAGTAGACTACGTACGGGACATAGAAGTAAAAGGTAAAGCTAAACCTTTAAGTGTATACTCGGTTGGGCATTAATCATTCACTGTGATGAGGAACATTAAATGCTATTCATAAATATATTTATGTGGGTAACAGCGATTATTGCTATTGCTTCTTTAGTAGCGGCTGTGACACCTACTCCACAGGGCGACAAGCTTCTAGCTAAGCTCTATAAGCTTATTGATTTCCTGGCTTTGAATATCGGTAAGGCTAAGGATAAGTAATGGCTAGGAATTATCGAAAAGAATACGATAACTACCAAGGGGGTGCTGCTCAAAAGAAAAGACGCGCCGCACGTAACAATGTTCGGAGAGCGGCGTTACGTGACGGCACTGTGTCTAAGGGGGATAATAAAGATATCCATCATAAAGATGGTAATCCTAGGAATAGTAACCCTAAGAATCTTGTTGTACAGAGTAGATCTAAAAATAGATCGTTTAAACGGACGGCAAGTGCTAGGAAGGCGTAACTGGGGTAAATTGTCCTAATTTGATAAGTTTTTCTCTGTTTTCCATGTGCTCTGCTTCAACTTTATTTTTACTTTGCCCAAAGTAAGGCACCGCCAGATGTGCATCGCACATAGCTTGATTGATATCCACCCCATCTACTACGACAGTTCCTAATACCCTGCCGAACTTACCTCGAGAGTCCTTGAGTTCGGTGCGTATAACAACTTTACCTGAATCAATTGCATCTTGGAGGAATTTGGAGGCCATCTTACCGCGGACTTTTTCATCTTTGTTTCGTGTGCGTGATTCAGGAGTATCAATACCAAAGAGACGGACTCGAGATTTATGTAAGACTTTGAAACCAAGGTCAAGAATGACATCGATGGTATCTCCATCAACTACTCGTGTTACTTGGCAGTTGTACTCGTACATTTACATTCCCGGTTTATTTTCTTTTGTAGTGGAGAAGAATTCATTAACATTAGCTACCTCTGAGAGTTTTGTAAGATACCATTTTGCTTTTTCAAGATCTTGAGTTCCGCCTTTCTTTTCATAGCGCCAGATATATTTTAAAACATTCCCTTTTAGATATCCTTCAAAAGCCTGTCCGGACATAGCTGCTTCTATAGCTTCAATGCATTCAACTTTTCCGTCGTTGTAATGAGGAGGGCTATTGACCATATCAACCATTGATATCTCCTCTACAGTATATGGTTCATCAGGCATAGTTCTGGCTCCATAATAGTTTCTATAGTAGCCCATCTAAACAGTGCTTATTGAGCAGCTCTATAAAGTCATTAAAGTGGATAGATTCATTTAGGAAAGCATCTTTAGTAAAAGTATTACATTTTCCAAAGTTAGTTCTTAAGCAAGCTAACTTATCCTCACATCCTGCTACTACAAAAACTGGGACCCCAAAAGCTTTTTGTGAGTTAAGCCAAAGTTCTTGTTGAGAAGAAAGTCCAAAATTAATTCTCGAGGATCCTTTTTTAGGTAGTTTTGGCTTGTATTTATACTCTACAAAACAAAGGGCCCCTGGTCCGGAATAGTACGTGTCAGGTACTCCTCCGTGATATGGGTCGTTAATTTTCCATTTATAGATTTTAGGCGAGAGTTTCTTATTTATTTTGGAAATGAAACCGGATTCATTCACTTTCGGCTTCTGGCTCTTTTTCTTTTGCGGGGTCGTTATCGCGGTAGTACTGAACAATATTCAATACCTGGCGGATGTAACGTTTTACATCTGCAAAACTATTGGCTAAGTTCTCATACCCTTGTGAGCTTAATCCGTAATAAGCCATTGCGGGCGCATTACCTGCATCATAGTTCTCAATATACTGCCGCATAACACTAGGGTTAAGGACTGTCCATTCGACTTGAGCAGGCGTAATCGATTCTGGAAGAGGGGGGTGGTACATGGGCGCCGGCTTAGTAATTGTAACAACTTCAACGGGTTTTACTTCGGGGACTGCGACTTTCCCCAGAAAACTACTAAGCGAGGAGCAACCTTGTAACCATAGAAGGCTACTCAACAATAGCCACTTCAGCATCAAATTGTCTCGGGTTGGTTAATGTCATTAGTTCTTCGCCTACTTTTTTTGTTCCACGGTTCACTGCGCGTTCGATTAATTCGGGCTTTGCAATGGCTAGGGAATTTAGGTCATGTTTAGCGAAAGTATTCCGTAATTTAGTTACTTCTTCTCTAGCATCTTGATTAGCTTCTGAGAGGTCTGCAATACGGATTTGATTAACACGTTGATTCTCGAGCTGCTCTTGCATCTGTGTGTTTTGTTGTCTAATGGTACTTTCCAACACGGCCTGGTTGTTAACAGCAGTTTGCAATTCAACTTGTAACTGACTGATTTGAGCCTTTTGCATATTTATATAAGAGTATGAACCACCGGCAGTGGCGAGTAGGAGGGCTCCTAAGAAAATGCTTAAATTCATTTGTAGAAGAATAACATAGAATAAAAAGAAAAGTATGTAACTAGCATGACCCAGTCAATTTACAGTTTGGTACGTAGTTTTCTGAGTATGGGTCCTGATACACCGAATATGGGTCTTGGTAAATTGAGTACGGATCTTGGTAAATTGAATATGGGTCCTGATATTTCGAATATGGATCACACTCTTCGGTATAACAATCTATTACAGAGTTTTTATCGTCTTCTGTGTAATCGTACGCAGCTACAGGCAAACCTGTGAAAGAAACTATTAAGGGTATTAAATAGATAATTTTGCTCATTTATTTGTCCTGTTTCGCTTTCTCCAAAAGTTCAATCAGTCTTTCTAGCAGTTCAATTAGGCTACGGTCTTCGACGGTATCTATCTCGATAATAATTTTAGCCATCTGGCGACCACCGTAGTTTCCAGCCACGTCCTAAGAATCGTTGAACTTGCTTTATTGTTAAGTTGGGGTGGAATGTTATATAACCTGTGGTCATTTACTCTGCTCCTCAACATGTAAGTCTAGCATCCATACTCTCCAACCTGCTCCATCTTGGAGCTTCCTTTCTACAGCACGAAATCCCCTGCTACGAATTAGAGCTTTGACGTTATTAACGTCTTTTCGCTCAGGGAGAACAACAGAATCCCCTACCTCCATTTTCCGAAAAAGATCTAGGCTTTTACTGCTTCTCATTGTTCGAGGAACAGGAACATTCTTTTCTATAATTGGTTCGTCTTGATTTGTCATTTTTCCCTCTTGGTCAAATGGTATGTAAAAAAATGCGTACATCGCACGGTCCCGGTACAATGTACGCACAAAATGTCTCCAGAAAAGCTAAGATTTAGCTATTCCATCGTAGACTCTTTTAGCACTGATATAATCATCCTCAGTAACCCAACCCTGTTTCAGTACATTGAGGTTGTGAAACCCTTGTCCTGACCGGTTTTGAGTTTTTACCGAAGATAACTTCCAAAGAGATGAGAATCGATCCCCACCTAACTGAGCTATTTGTGTATTCCATTCACGGGATACTCTCAGTTTAGAAGAAGCAAAGTCCATAAGGAATGGAGTAGAGTCTAACTCTCCTGTAGTTTCATCCTTATGTAGTAGTAGATGCGACTGAGTTTGAATAATCTCATAATCATCAGCAGAACCTTCTTGACTGCTAACTACCTCATTCGCTTCTACCGCTGAAGCAGTAATTCTGACTAGACCTCCACCTTTTTCCCGTTTACGCCAAACAACGAATTCTTCCTTGAAATGTACGTTAATAACGTATATTTCTTTACCGTAGATTTCATTACTTACCGTATTTAGCAAGTCTCCGGGTTTAGCCCCGTCGACATAGGCGTCATGGTTTTCGTCAACTTCGCTACTCATTTGCTGCAAAAGTTTTACCCTGGGAGTTTGTAAGTGTTCACCACCGACATTCTCATTCCCAAGTCCTTTAGATTCTTTAACATGTGCGGGCACAGTTTTAGAAACTAGGGATGTTGCTGCGGCACTATTAGCCATTTTTTCACCTTCCTTCTTTCGTGGTTAATGTTACTTACTGCGATAGTTAATCTTAGTAAGTTCAGTTGCTTTTACGCCTGGAACAGACATCTCCATTTGTAGAAGCTCTCGATAAGCAGTAGCTGACATTCTTCGCTGCAAAAGCTCAAACTGTTTTGTGTCCAGTATGTGCTGGTGTAAAGCGTCCCAGTCGTCTACTGTAGGTACAATTTCTTTCTTTTTAGAAATAGTACATAAGTCATTAGCAATCTGGTCGAGACCTTGCTCTTCCATTTTCCACATGATTTCACTTTCGAGATCGTTTCGGCGCAGCCTTAGCTGTTTTTGCGACGCCTGGATATCGCTTTCTTGCTTACGTATAGCAGTTAGCTCATCCATAATATCGTTTAACTTACGGTCGCTCATAAATCCTCCTGACTATGAAGTTTGTTTAAAACATTAAGTAGGTTTTCCATCTTGCCCAATTTCCCATTGAGCTTTTCGTAGACTTTTTCCTCCCAAGTATCTCGTGCAGCAATTAGTATGGTCTCTGTCTTATTAGACTGACCGGCCCTATATATGCGGCGATTGAACTGTTGAAAATGTTCAGCGTTATAGGTAGGACTACACCATATGCAGGTATTGGCTTTTGTTAGTGTTAGTCCGTGGCCGGCTGATTGTGGATGTGCAAACAACACTTTAATTTGTCCAGCTTGGAATCGGTCAACAATATCTACTCGCTTGTGGGCCGGGGTCTCCCCATCAATAACTTCGTAACTAAAGCCTTTTCTGTCGGCTAGTTGAGTTAAAGCATTTCGCTCATGTTTCCAATTGAAAGCTACGAGAGAGTGTTTACGTACTTCCAGGAGGTCCATGATCATGTCGTACCGGTCTTGATGGATATACTTGATATCTCCTAGTTCGTCATAAACTGCACCACTTACAAGTTGAAGTAGTTTCTTAACACGTGCGCCAGCGTTTACTGCATTGATGGTTCCCTGGTTTGTGTAGAGAACTGACTCCTCGGCTAGAGTGTTATACATACGTTTAACGTCACGTGTGAGATTTGTATGCATTATTCGAGTGACGTTATCAGGGAGGTCGATACAATCTTCTAAGGCGTGACGAATATTAATATCGCTTAACAATTGCGCTATAGTTTCTTCTACCCCTGGTTTATCTATCCACTCATTGGCAAAGCCATTGAACTTAGGGGTACAGACTTGTCCTCTAAATCCAAAGAATCGTTTCCCAAGTCGATCTCCATCATCTACACACAGAACTGGATGCCAGAGATCAAGAATAGTGTTGGTATTAGGAGTACCAGACATAAAAATTCTATGGTCAAAGTGCGAGATAATTTTCTTTAAGTTTTTTGATCGCTTAGAACTTCTATTTTTGAACGCCGTGAATTCATCCACCACCAACGTATCGAAATTCTTAAGATACTTTTGGTTTTTATGCAGGAAGTTAACAGCCTCGAAGTTAGTGACTATTAAATCGAATGAGTCATCAGCAAAAATCTTGGCTCGATTAGTTGCGTAAGCAACCCCGTACTTAATATCAGGTTGGAACTTTTTGATGTCATCCCCCCAGGCTGCTTCTAATATAGAAAGCGGGGCTATGACTAAAACGGCTGAAGATGAACCACTTTTTTTACGAGCTACAAGTGCATCTAACACAGAACGGGTCTTACCCGTACCAGGGTCAGAAGTAATTAAACACCGAGGTGTTTTAAGTATAAAAGCGGTGGTTTCAGTCTGGTGTGTATACGCAGGCGATACCCCGGACGGGGGCATAGGTTTGAGTTTCATATTTAATCCTGTATTTCATGTTTGTTTCTGTATTTAGTATTTAGTATTTGATACTAGGTGAAGTTTATACTAATTCATCCCGTGTTGACAATGAGGGTCCTCTCCTTTTCTATAAGAACACCACCGACAATTATATGTCGATGGATTGGGCGGAAAAGTTGTAGCAGTAGTCATCTCTATAGCCCGCTCATGTAGCTTGGGCATAAAAACTAATGCTTCATCTCGAGTATAAGCTTGTACGGTTGTTTTCCCATGGTCTAAATACCACAGTTCTGTTTGTACATGCTGTAGTTCTGGGTATCGAAAGAAACTTCCGATTGCATAAGTAAGGGCTTGCTGAGAATGGCTTATTTCATTACCAAACATTTTGCCTGTTTTGTAATCAATTACACGAGCCGAGGTCTCTGTCTCATGTGCAATCGCATCTAGTTTGATTCGAGCCCATACATCTTTAGCCATCCAAGCGCAGGGTTCCCAATCAATAGTAAACCCCCAATCGCCTTCTACCTCTACTTTAGAGTCAATAAATAAAGCACGTAATGTTTCATACTGGCTTTTAAATTTTTTTAACTCAGAAGGAAGTTCGCCTAGCTCCCCTTTTACATACTCTTCAGCTAACTTGTGTATGTCACTCCCGCGTTTAGCCGCGGGCCCAAAGTCTTCTTGGATTCGTTTAACCTTGGCTATATATGAGCGATAAGCGCAAGACTCAAAGGTCTTTAAGGTAGAGTGTGACCAAGCTGGTATAAGACCCAACTCCTTTGGGGCGTCCGGAGTAACTACATTTTCTAGATCCGGGCGCTTGTCTTGTACAAGCTTTACCATAAAATTTTTAGGTCGAAGTTATTTTTAGTAGCTCTATATCTTTAGAGTCAAAATGAGTTTTTAATAAAGATTCTTTTATCTCTTTATCTAAAAGCCAGGTTACCAACACTCCTCGAGGAGCTGACTGGTGTTCACCTTCTCCCATTCTTTTACGAACAGTTACAACACTTAATCGATTCATAGCTTTAGTAAAATCTCTAATGGATAATACTTTCCTGCTATCCGTCAAAACATCATACATCACTTTAAAGTGTTGCATAGGTATTATTAGTTCTTGGTGTATGTTAGCAATCCAGTTTTTTATGTAACGTTGTGCAGTACTTATGCCGCCGGCATCAAATGTGTTTGTAAGAGGAATATCTAATATCTCTACAAAATATTCAAGATTGCTTAATTTAATCGCGTTAGCAAATTCTTCTAAGACTGACATGCTAACCAATTTCATATCCCTCTTCGCTTCATTATCTAATGCGGTGTGGGCCATACGATGGTCTATTTGAAACTTCTCTAGTAGGCCTGAAAATAAATACAGTTCTTTATCCAGCTCGTCGAGCTTTGTAAGTAAAGAAGGAAATGTATCCTCTAGCCTATGCTCTTGACGAGGGGCTACATTGTAACGTCTGTCTCCATCTTCTATTTTAACGGCGTCGGCTCTATTAGTAAGGAATAAAAAATTACAGTAAGACGGTAATTCGACCTGGTTGGAACGCATTGCACGTACTGTAAGTGAAGGCTCGGTAATTTGGTGTTTTAATTTATCGGCCATACGGCCTATGTTCCCTGAATCTCCCATCCGAAATTCATCAACTACTAGGAATAAAGCCATTCGCATATAGAGATTAAAGTGTTCTTCTATATTCTCTAATGCGCGCATGGGTACTTGTTGCTCTCCGAAGAGAGGTTTGAGTACTTTATGAACAAACAACCCTTTTCCGGTGCCCGGTACACCTGTAAGTATCCAGGCGGTCATAGTCTTTTGTTTTTTCTGATAAATGTAAGCGAGCCAATTGATAAAGTGTTCTGTTTCCAGTACACCGTTCCCAAGAATCTGATGAATAAGCTTGTATGTTAAGGGTACATACTTTTTAAAATTTTCTGATTCTCCGTATTTTATTTCGGGTACATCTTGGTCTGCAGAGAGCATGTAAGTACTCTTCCTAAACAGATTTACATAATACGGAGCTTTTTCCATTTGCATTCCTTTACCTGAAGAAGGATCAAATACTACTTGTGCGTCTGGAACGTAATCAGGCATAGGACGATTATGTGTCCGCATAAAACCCTCTAAAGACCCTTTCTGTGTAGGAGTTAAAGGGAAAGTATCAGTGAATTGTTCTTGGGATTTATCGAAAACACCGTTGTAAAAAATATCAGTATAGTAATCTCGAAGGATTACCGGTCGGACTTCCTTTCCTCCATCCATTTGGTCTGCAAAGGTATCGAAGATACTTTTGTAGAATTCTGGGTCTGCTTTTTGTATTTCAAATACAGGCTCACCTTTAAAATTGTACATATAGTGAGGGTTGGTAAGAATAAAATAATAGGCACCGCTATCTCCTCCATTAA